GATAAAGGTGTGGATAAGTCCTGAAGTTATCCACAGCCGAAGTCAGGTTTTCCGACGTTCGGTTTTCCCGCACGTTTAGTAAGTACTGACAAAGTAAATACTGAAACTAATAGCATTGGTTCTAACTCAAAGAGGAAATCCACAGATGGCCGGATACAAGGACCCCGAATACCAACGAAACCGGCGAAGCGTGCTCGCTGGCGAGCCCGACTGCGCCATTTGCGGACGTGTCAAAGCCAACACCGTCGACCACATCATTCCGCTAGACGCAGGCGGTGACCACAGCCTTGACAACTTGAGGCCAGCCTGCGGCTCATGCAACTACCGGCTCGGAGCAATCCACCGAAACAAGAAAGTCGCACAACGAATTCAGAACCGAAACAACGCCATGGCCCAAGTCGACCTCAAAGCCTGCGCCACTTGCGGCAAATCATTCCGACCTGATTGGCGAAACGAAGCCCGCGGCGGAGGCATCTACTGCTCACGCGCCTGCGTCAACCCACCTCAACCAGCCTGGACCTACATCGCCAAATGGGATTGTCAAATTTGTGGCAAACCGATGGCGCACGGGCCAGTGACCACTAAGACCGAACCAAAGCCGAAACGTCGGCACACCTGTTCAACTACCTGCGCGGACCAATACACCAAAGCCGTTGCCTACCACGCGGTCTACGCCAAGAACTACCCAGGTCAACCGATGCCAGATACCGCACCAGTACTGCGACCCGACACCTGGGAACTTCACGTCACCTACCACGAACCCGACGACGACGAAAGCCAAGAAACTTCTTGGATCGAAGAATCATCCACCCCGAGCCCCCGTTCCTCAATCTGCGGTAAGGGTCCCGATACGGACGGATCGGGCGTCACGGAGGACTACAGGGCCCTTTCCGGCAGGATTGAGCCGAGGCTGGTCACGCCGGTCGATGCGACTTTGAGTCTTGGCCCTGCCCAGGCCGAGTTTGCGCGCTCGAGGATGGGTATTGAGTTGATGCCATGGCAGGTGCGGGCAATCACGGACCAGTTGGCTCTGGATGCCAACGGCGACTTCCTATTTCGTGAGGCTCTGGTGTCAACGGCCCGGCAGAACGGCAAGAGCTTCGCCCTCAAGAGCCTGGCGGCCTGGTGGCTGGTGGACGAGGCTCGGCGACGGGGCCAGCCCCAGAACGTTCTGCTGGTGGCAAACAAACTGGACCGGTCGATCCCGATGTACCGCGAGATCGTCCAGTACCTTGAGGTCCACCACGCCGCGGAAGCCAAGTGGACTTCAGGCCACTACCAGTGCACGATGCCCGACGGATCGACCATCAAGGTCGTCGCCGCCAAAGACAACGTCCACGGCCTCACGCTGGACCTGATCCTGATTGACGAGATTTGGGACGTGGCCCCGTCGGTAGTGTTCGACGCGCTCCGGCCCAGCATGATCGCCCGCCGAAACCCGCTGCTCTCCATGTGGTCAACCGCCGGTGACGAAGGATCGGCCACCATGCTCCGGCTACGGGAACAGGCGATCAACGCGATCGACTCCGGCAAGCCCAGCCGTCTGTACTTTGCCGAGTGGTCCATGCCACCTGACGTTGACCCAGCCGACCGCCGGTATTGGCCCTGGGCGAACCCAGCCCTTGGCACGACGATCGACTGGCCGGCCCTGGAGGCCCAGGCCGACGGCGGTGACCGCGCCGCTTTCCTCCGCGCCCATCTCAACCTCTGGGTTTCGGCCGCGAAATCCTGGTTGCCGGTCGGCCTCTGGTCGTCCCGCCAGGCCGAGGTCGACATCCCGGCAGGCGGTGTGCTCGCTGTTGACTCTAGCCTGGACGAGTCCCGCTACGTCGGCGTCCGGTGCGTCCCGATCGACGGCGGCGTCGTCGCCCACGTCGAATTTGTCGTCGAGAAAGAGGACGTCATGTGGGAACAGATCGCCCGCGTGCTCGAGGACCCCAAGGTCACGTTGGCGATCACGCCCGGCCTGGAGATCCACACGCCGTTGCCGTTGCGTCGTCGGACCGAGACCGTCGGCTACGGCGAACTCGCCCGCTACACGTCGGTCGTCCGGTCAATGATCGTGGAAGGCAAACTGTGGCACGACGGATCAGTGGCCCTGGCCGAGCACGTTCAGCGCGCCGTCCTGGTCAAGACACAAGCCACCACCGTCGTCTCCAGTCAGAAGTCGCCGGGACCGATCGAGCTCTGCCGGTGCATGATCTGGGCCGCGGCCATGGCCTCAAAACCCGCGTCGAAACAGCGGCCGGCATTTGCTATGGGACACTCGTAGACAAGTATCCACAACCTGTGGGAAACTCCGGCCACACCCATGGGCATCTTTCGACGCTCCGTACCGCCCGCTTTCGGGTCGGCTGACATCAAGGCCGCTGCAGGTTCCGCAGCACAGCAGGCCATTAGCCAAGTAATGACCTACACGGTTGGCACCGCCGAACTGCGCGCCCTCCAACTCCCGACGATCTCGCGTGCTCGAGACCTGATCGCCTCCATGATCGGTTCCCTGGACCTCGTCCAATACCGGCTCCAGTGGGACCCGACCGAGCAGGAATACGACAAGGTTTACATCGAGGGCGAGTCGTGGTTCACCCGGCCCGATCCGCAGGTCACGCGCGCGTTCATCATGTCCAACACGTTCTCGGACCTGCTCATGTACGGCCGAGCGTTCTGGTACATCACATCCCGCTACCAAACCGGCTATCCGGCGTCGTTTGAGTGGCTTCCGGCCGCGAACATCAACACGATCGACCAGGGCGGACCCCAATGGTTCAAGCCGTCCGACCAAGTTGAGTTCAACGGCGTCCACCTGCCCAGCGAAAACCTCGTCCAGTTTCTGTCGCCGATCATGGGCATCATCTACACCGGCACGATCGCCATGGACACCGCCTACAAGCTTGACGCCGCAGCCCGCCGGTTCTCAAGCACCGAGATCGCAGCCGGTTACCTGCAACAGCGCGGCGGCGAGCCGATGACCGCCGAGGAGCTCGGCGAACTAGCGGCCGGCTGGTCCCAGGCCCGACGCAACAACGCCATCGGCGCACTCAACGAGTTCGTCGAATGGAAAGAATTCTCCAGCGACCCCAGCAAACTGCAGCTCGTCGAAGCCCGCCAATACCAAGCCCTCGAACTCGCCCGCCTTGCCAACATTCCGCCCTACCTGGTTGGCGCACCAACCGGAACCGGCATGACCTACCAGAACGCACTACAGGCCCGCCAGGACCTGTACCTGTTCGGAGCCAAGCCGTACATCCAGTGCATCGAACAAACCCTGTCGGGCGACAACATCATCCCTCGAGGTCGACACATCGAGTTCGACCTCGACGACTACCTGGGCGACAACGAAATGGTGGACACGCCACTCGTAGACACGCCCACCTCAATCAGAGAGGATGTCAGCGATGACTGACAAGATCAATCTCGCCGCCGGATCATTTACGATCGACGCAGCAGCGACGGACGGCACCCCATCGCGCTCGATCTCCGGCCTGGCCGTACCGTGGAACGTCACCACCACCGACTCGCTCGGAACCAAGGTCATGTTCAAGCCAGGGTCGTTGCCCGAGGACGGCCGACCCCCGCGCCTACTCGAGGGCCACGACTCTGGCAAGGTACGCGGCATCGTCACCGAACGCGTCAACACCGACGACGGCATGATGTTCGTCGCCCGCCTCGCCGAAACACGCGACGCAGACGACACCATGCAACTACTTCTCATGGGCGCATACGACAGCGTCAGCGTCGGCGTCGTGCCCACCAAATTCTCGTTCGACAAATCCGGCACCATGGTGGTCGAGGCCGCCCGCTGGTCCGAATTGTCGATCGTCGCCGAGCCCGCTTTCGAGCAGGCCCGGATCAGCCAAGTCGCCGCCTCCGCACCTGAGGAGGAGAACGACGAAACACCCGAAACCCCAACAGAGTCCGAGGAGGACCCAGTGTCAGAACCCATTGAGGCCGCCGCACCGGCGGTCATCCCGACCCAGCCCATCCAGTTCGCCCAGCCGGCCCAGCCGTTTAAGCTCCCGTCGATGAGCGAGTACATCTCCAAGTTCTTGGCCGGAGGCGCAGAATTCGCCGAGTTCAACGCTCGCATCCGCGCCGCCGCCCCGAACGTCGAAACGACCGACACGCCCGGCATTCTGCCCGAGCCGATCCTTGGCCCGGTCTACAACAACTTCCGTGGCCTGCGCCCCGTCGTTGACGCGATCGGCGTCAAGGCGATGCCCCAGGGCGGCAAGGTGTTCCGTCGCCCCAGCGTGACCACCCACACCACCATCGGCGCGTCCAACGGCGAAAACGTCGCCCTCGACCAGGGCACGTTCGTCATCACCGACAACCAGGTCACCAAGGGCGTCTACGGCGGCTACGTCCGTTTGTCCGAGGAGGACCAGGACTGGACCGACCCGGCCGTGCTCGGCCTCCTGCTTGACGACATGGGTCGCATCTACGCCAACGAGACCGACAACGTCGCCGCCGACAACCTCGTCACCGGAGCGTCCAACACCAACAACTTCACCGGTGCCAGCGGAGCCGACCCGGCCTACTGGGTCGAATGGATCTACGAGGCCGCCGCCGACATCCTCACCGCGTCGAACGGCAACCTCCCGACCCACCTGTTCCTCTCGCCGAACATCTGGAAGCAGTTGGGAAGCCTCAGCGACACCGCTGACCGCCCGCTATTCCCGCAGGCCGGAGCCATGAACGCTTTCGGCTCGTTCAACGCCGGAAACACCAACGCCAACGCGTTCGGCTTGTCTGTCGTTGTGGACCGCAACTTCGCCCTCAACACGCTCATCGTCGGCCACCCCGACGGCTACGAAATCTTTGAGCAGCAGAAGGGCGCCGTGTCGGTCGAGGCCGCGGACGGCTCGCTGTCCCGCTACATCAAGTTCCGTGGCTACTTCGCCACGCTGATGATCGACAACAGCAAGTTCATCAAGGCCGCGTTCGTCTGATCGCCGCTTAGGACCGAACTATGGCAACGTTTTCCATCACCCACGCCATGAGGCTGGAAGGCGTTGCCGTAGTTCAGACCCTCACCGCCACGGATGTCACTGTCGGGCAATCCGTGACCGTTGCAGGCGTCGGGAACGGCTTCGACGGCACCTACACCGTCGTCGCCGTTCCCACGGCCCTGCTTGTCGAGGTCGACGATGAAGGCGACTTCATCTACGACTACGACCAGATCATCACCAACCAGTTGCTGGTGATCGACGCGGGCGACGACGTAGAACGCTACGCAGTTAGCCCGTTTGGCACGCTCACCTGGACGCCGACGTGCACCTGGATTACCTCAGGCAACGTCACCGAATTCTTGGGCATCGCTACCGCGACAGCAAACGACACCGCGTTTATCACCACCTGCGTGAACGCGGCGAACGCTTGGGCCTACCGGAAACGGCAGGAGGCCGGCTACCGAGACAGCCTCACCACCAGCCCCGGCGGAGATGTCACCCTCGGCACCACCCTGTTCGCCGCATCCATGTACCGGCGTCGAGGATCGATCGACGGTTTCCAGTCGTTCGACGTGATGGACACCACCCAGCCCGCCATGAGCATGGGCGACATCCACAAACTGTTGGGCGTCAACCGTAGCCAGGTGGCCTGATGACCGCCACAGGCCCGATCGCCGACGTACGCACCGCGCTGGTCGCTGAAATCACCGCAGCCGGTTTCGTACCCGTCACCGACCCACGCAACGCCCGCCCACTCACCATTTTCGTCGAGCTGCCAACGATCACCGCCGTGACGTTCAAGGTGCTTGACACCACCTGGACCCTCCGCGTGCTCGGCGCACCGCCAGGCAACCAAGACTCCGTCGACTGGCTATTCACCACAGTCGACACCCTGATCCAACGGCAGAAACTCGCAATCGTTTCCGCCGTACCCTCGTTGGCACAGATCGGCTCGCAAGAGCTCCCGGCCTACGACCTGACATCGCGCTACGGCGCCCACACCACCTAGGAGAAACCCACAATGGCAACCACAACCGTCGTCCTGACGAACGCTTCCGTCGCTATCGGCGCGGTCGACGTTTCGGACCAGGTGCGATCCGTCACCCTTACCATCGGCTACGACCAGCTCGAGGTCACCGCCATGGGCGCAACCGGCCGCTCGTACACCAAGGGACTCCAGTCCGTTGACGTGACCCTGGAAATGTTCAACTCGTACGGCTCCAGCGAAGTCGAAGCCACGCTCTACGACGTGGTTGGCGACGACGCCGTCACGCTGACGATCTCGCCCAATGGCACCACCGAGTCGGCGTCGAACCCTGAGTACACGATCACTGGCGCGTTCCTGGCAGGCTTCACGCCTATCGTCGGCACGGTCGGCGAGTTGTCCATGGTGAGTGCCAACTTCGTTGGCGGCACCTGGGCCCGCGACATTACCAACCCGTAACCCAAACAATCAGGAGCCCGACAGATGATTGGAATGGACCTCAAGGTCACCATGCTTGACGACACCGAGCACCAGGTACCGATTACCTATGGAGTCGCGGTCCGGTGGGAGGACGCCAACCCCGGCCTCTCACCGACCGCATTCCTGAAAGACATCAAATTCAAGCCATTCGCCCGACTGGCCTGGGAAGCCATGAAAACCGCCAACATCACCGTCAAAGCGTGGCCCCAGTTCATCGACACCGTCCGAGACATCGAGTTCATCCCAAAAGAACGCAAGGAGCAGCCGAGTACCACGTCAACCTGATCGCACAGTTATCCATCAGAACCGGCATCAGCCCACTAGACCTGATGGAGGCCCCGACAGTGATCGTTGACGAGATGGTGCGTTTGCTGGTTGAGTCAGACAGGAAAGGAGCACCATGAAAGCCCAAGTAGTCGGCCTGAAGGAAACGCTCCGCGACCTCAACAAACTGGACAAAGAACTGTCCAAGGAAATCCGCAAAGACATTCGCGCCGTCGTGCAACCGTTGGCCGACGCGATCAACGCCGAGGTGCCCGGCGGGGCCCCGCTGTCCGGCATGGATCACAATGGCCGAACCGGCTGGAACAACCGCAAAAAGGTCGCCGTCAAACTCGACACCCGGAAGCCGCGGAAGTACATCGACCGGCCTGGCCGCACTGTCACCAACGTTGTCCGTGTCACCACCAAGGACGCCCCGACCGCGATTGTCGACATGGCCGGCCGCGCTGGAGGCCAGGCGTCTCAAGCACCACAAGCCCGACGCCGACCCAATTTCGCGTCGGCCCTCAACAGTCGCCTCGGCCCGCCGTCCCGGTTCATGTGGCGCACCGCCGAAGGCCAACTAGACGAAATCCAGCGCAACATGACCCCGATCATCAACCGCGTCGAACAGATCATGAACCGCGACCTCAAGAACACCTACAGGAGCGCGTGACATGGCAATCAACATCCCGATAGTCACCGAGTTCGTCGACTCGGGCCTCAAGTCAGCCCAAGGTGCGTTCGACAACTTCCGCACCAAAATCGGCGAAGCCGACGGTGCCATGGGCAAATTCAAGGCCGGATCAGGAGCTGCGCTTGACGCCGTGAAAGCCAACATCGGCACCCTCGCCGTCGCTGGCGGAGCCGCACTTGCCACGTTCGCAGCCAAATCCGTCATGGCCTTCAATGACCTGGCTCTGTCAGCCGGAAAGTTTGCCGACGCGACCGGCCTGTCGGCCGAGGAGTCGTCACGCTGGACAGAAGTAGCAGGAGACCTCGGAGTCGAGGCCGACACCGTCCAAAAAGCAATCGACCGCATGAACAAGTCGATTGCCACCGGTTCCGACGAATTCAAGGAACTGGGCGCGGAAATCGCCTACACGTCGGCCGGCGCAGTTGATGTCAACAAGACATTTCTCAACACGATCGACGCCCTCAACCGCATCCAAGACCCCACAAAACGCGCCGAACTAGCCGCCAAGACTCTAGGCAAGGGCTGGCAGGACATGAGCGAACTGATCGCCCAGGGATCGGCCAGCCTGACCGACAGCCTTGCCGCAGTGTCCGACGCCAAAGTGATCGACGAGGAGGAGGTGCGCCGAGCTCGAGAGTTTCGCGCCGCCCTGGACGAACTGGCCGACCAGGGCCAGGACCTCGGCCTCGCGCTCGGCGAAGCCCTCATCCCAATCCTGACCGACCTGCTCGGCGTGCTCGGCTCCGTCATCAACGCCGTCAAATCGGTGGCCGGCGTGTTCGGCGAAGTGTTCGACTTTCTCTCCGGCGACGGCCTGGAAACCATGGTCGATCAGATCAAAGCCCAAGAGGAGCTCAACACCACCCTGGCCGACCAATACAACGCCTATTACTCGTCACGACGAGCCGCCGTCGCCCTGTCCCAGGCACTAGAAAACAATGCTTCAATCACACGTCAGGTCGACGAACAATGGCAACAGTTGCTCGGCACGATCGACGACCAGGAAGCCTGGAACAACCTGATCCGAAGCCTCAACGACGTTGAGGAGGCGTCCTATCAGGCTCTCGTCGACGGCACCGCCGAGTCGGCCATGGACGCCCAAGGCGCGGTCGCCGACCTCATTCGCGAAGTGTTCGACTACTCGCAGGGCCTGGAGTCGATCGACCCCAAGATCGAAACACAGATCGTCGCCCTGCTGGAACGCGGCGCGTTCGACGAAGCCGTCGGCCTGCTTGAGAACATCCGGCGAGGAGCCGTCGCCGTCATCACCGGCACCGTCGGAGGTATCCCAGTCCCGGCCGGCCAAACACCATCAGAAACCCGCGGGCGTGGCGCACGCCTCGTCACCTCAAGCACGGCACTGATGCCGACAGCGACCGCAGCTGGTGGTGTTACCGTCAATGTGGCCGGTTCCGTTGTCACCGAACGCGACCTTGTCAACACCGTCCGTAAGGGCCTGATCGACAGCCAGCGCAACGGCGCACCGCTGGTCTACTCCAACTCGTGACCCTGCCCTGCCAACCCGTCACCGTCATCCGGCTCGGCGTCGGAGCCTCATTCGGCGACCCACTGATCCTGGGCGACCAGATCGACGGCATCCTCGGCACCAACATCCTCGCCTCGAGCACCATCCAAGAAATCGACATCTCCAGCCAGGTGACCCGTATCTCGACCCGCCACGGCCGCGACCGAATGTTTGAGCAATACCTGCCCGGTGAAGCCACCATCGAATTTTTGGATTTCAACGGCGACTGGAACCCCGCCAACACCTCCAGCCCCTACTACCCCGAAATCAAGCCGATGCGGCAGGTCAAAATCCACACGACCTACAACGGCACCGAATACGCCGTATTTGCCGGTTTCATCACCTCATGGGATTACAACTGGGCCGACGCCTCCGCCGACTATGCGATCGTCACGATCCAAGCCACCGACGGCTTCCGCCTCATGCAACTCGCCAACATCGACAATGTCGCCGGAGCTGCGAACAAAGACCTACCCGGCGAACGGATCGACCTGATCCTGGACGCAATCTCCTGGCCGTCCGGCCAACGCACGATCGACCTCGGCGACACCGAGCTCGAGAACGACCCCGGCGGCTTCCGGCCAGCCCTCGGCGCAATCCAAACCGTTGAACAGTCTGACCTTGGCGCGTTCTTTGTCGACCACGACGGCAAAGCCGTCTACTACAGCCGAACCACCCTCGCCCAAAAAGCGGCCGGTACCGCCTACGAATTCGACGACACCGGCACCAACATCCAATACCAAGACATTGACATCAACTACGACGAAACCGAGCTCGCCAACGAAGTCACTCTGACCCGGCTGTCCGGCTCGCCGCAGACCGTGTCGGACTCGGTGTCGATTGACGAGTACTTCCTGCGGTCCTACAACCGATCGGGCCTGATGATGGAAACCAACGCCCTGGCCCTGTCTCGAGCCACCCAAATCCTCAACTATCGCAAACAGCCCCGCCTCCGCATCGACAGTTTCACCCTGGACCTCTCAAGCGACACCAACCGAGTCGCGGCCGGTCTCGCCATGGAAATCGGCGATCCGGTCATTGTCACCAAGACCATGGCCGGTGGCACCGACATCACCCTGCGCCTCACGATCCAAGGCCACACCGCCGACATCACACCCGACCGCTGGATCACCACATTCACCACCGCATACCCGCTATCCACCGCCTTCATCCTGGGAAGCACCGAATTCGGTATTCTCGGAACCAACACCCTCTAGGAGAAATCCATGACCACCACCTATCCCATCTCCGAGGCCTACCTGGACGGCGACGTTTTGACCGCTGCGAACGTCAACCAGATCGCCGGAGGCGTGAACGACCTGTCGGCCGTCCAGCTAAACGCCCAGACCGGCACGAGCTACACGCTCGTCCTGGCCGACCGCTCGAAGGTCATCACGCTCACGAACGCCTCGGCGATCACGGCGACCGTGCCACCGAACTCAAGCGTCGCCCTGGCGGTCGGCACCCAGATTCTCCTGTACCAGGGAGGCGCAGGCCAGGTCACGATCGCAGCCGGAGCCGGCGTGACTGTCCGTTCTGAGGGAACCAAACTGAAAATCACCGGCCAATACGGAGTAGCCGGTCTCATCAAGATCGCCACCGATGAATGGGTCGCGTTCGGGAACTTGTCCGCATGATTCTCGGCGTCATGGGTGCCGTGGCGACATCGAGCGCCGTAGTAAGCGACATTGCTGTTGCCCACGATACCTCGCCTTTCATCACGACATATCCTTGGTCAGATACCACGGGTTTCGGCGTGAAATACGCAAACCCGGCTTCGCTTCCAGCTGGTTACGGGCAAGGCGTGGACTTCCGGCCTGGTAACGGAGTGATTATTGAAGCCACAGGCGTCACGCCATTTGTTGAGGCATGGCCGTGGAACGCCGGGTTCGGTACCAAGTTCAGCAATCCCGCCACACTCCCTGCGGGTTCGGGCAATTATGTGAAGTTCAGCGGCACAGGCAACGACGTCGCTGTCGCACACTCAAACAGCCCTTACGTCAGCGCATACCCCTGGTCATCAGGCTTCGGAGCCAAATACGCCAATCCGGCGACTTTGCCGACAGGAAACGCATGGGGCCTGAATTGGACTAGCGACTCGGCGTCAATCGCAATGGGCCATTCAACGTCTCCTTTCGTCACGGCGTACCCCTGGTCCGCAGGTTTCGGCACCAAATACGCTAACCCTGCGACGCTACCCACAGCCACCGGCGGCGATGTATCTTGGCGAACGACAAACAATTACGTCGGCGTCAAAGGCACAACCGCCGGAGGGCAAGGATTCAACGTCTACGCATGGTCGGCCGGATTTGGCACGAAAGTCACGGACGCTGCCACCAACTTCGCCGTGCTTGACGACATTGAGTTCAGTCCGAACGGCAACTATTTCGCTGCGGCGACAACGGCGAGCCCATACATCAACGTGTGGAACTGGTCTGGCACCGGCTTTGGCAGCAAAATAGCGAACCCAGCGACCCTGCCAACAGGGTCGGGCTATGGCTGCGCCTGGAGTTCGAGCGGTAGCTCGATCGCCTGCGCTCACGACACAAGCCCCTACATCACGGTGTACCCGTTCACGACGTCCTTCGGCACTAAGTTCGCAAACCCGGCAACCTTGCCAACCGGCACCGCATACGACACCAATTTCACCCGATAGGAGAAACAATGCCCACCGAACCCACCATCGACCCGATCGCCTTGCGCGAAGCCGAAGTCGCCCAATACGACCAAAACATCGCGCTCTACACAACCATCCTCGGCACGTTGCCGACCGAATGGCCTGCCCGCCTTGAGCACTTCAAGGGACGCAAAGACCATCAGCAGGCCGTCGCCGAAGTCGACGATCTCGACGACGTCGAACTGCTCGCGCAGTTGCTCTACTCGGAGCAGGTCAAAGCGTCGATTCGCGCCGAGAAACTTGAGCGCACAAAGGCCGCCGCAATTCTGGCCGCATTGAAGGCGTGAGGCCATACACCGGAAACCGTGACCGCGCCAGCGGTGCTCGAGCAGGCACCAAACGGTTCCAAGACCTCATGGTTTTCCTGTTCGGCATGAAGTCGCTTGGCATCTACGCCAACCGGTCCGTACGTGGCGGGACCGGCCTTTCGGTGCACGCGACCGGGCGGGCCTGCGACCTCGGCGGAACACCGAAACAGATCAAGGAAGCGATCGACTTTCTTTACGCTTTCCGCGACCGCCTTGAGGTCGAAGCAATCCACGACTACAAGGGCTACTGGATCGCCACGCGCGGATTCGGCGCCGCCTACCGATGCAACCGCGACGTAGGAGGCAAGAACTCCGGTTGGCGTGTCTACAGCCAACCGACCATCGGCACCGGAGGCCAGTGGACTCACTACGAGATAAGCCCTACTATGGCATCCAGCCCCGACAGGGTGGACGCCACGTTCACCGCAATCCTCGATGACATTGCGAAAGCCCTGGAGCCCAAGTGAACATCACCAACCCGTCGAAAGCATTGATCGCCCTCGTCGGCCTGATCTGCATCACGATCCTAATGGTCACCGACTCAATCAGCCAGGACGCCGGTATCGGCCTCGTCAGCGCCATTATCGGATACAGCATTGGGAACGGAATAGCCGCCAAGCAGGGCATTCCCGTCCAGCCCATCATCGGCAAGAAAGCCAAAGATTGACACTGCCCGACTGATTCGGTAGACCCAGGCCCACGCCTGGACCCGACAGACAGGAGCAACAATGAACCTCAACCGCTTGGCCCTCGGCCTCGCCATTTCCGGCTTAGCCATCGGCGCGTTATGGGATACCGGCCCCGACCCGCAACTGGAAACAGCGTGGACCGCGCCCAACACTGTCGTGGTCACCTTGCCAGCCAGCACCACCACCTTGAGCAGCTCTACGATCGTCACGACGACCACAGTGCCGCCAACGACGACCACGACACTCCCAGCCGTACCGGTCGATCACGTCTGCTACGAATGGCTCCCAACAATGCTGGAAGCCGGCTGGCCCGCCGACCCCGACATCTTGGCGACCGCCTTGACGATCATGTGGCGCGAGTCGAGGTGCACGCCGACCGCCGACTCGGGCCCCGACCACGGCCTCATGCAAATCAACCGCTACTGGTGCAAGCCATCCCGCTACAGCGAGGCCGGCTGGTTGCAGGACCGCGGGCTCGTGGTCGACTGCGACAGCCTGTTTGATCCCATCACGAACCTGCGCTCGGCCCTGGCGATCTGGTTGTACAGCCTTGACCGCAATGGCGACGGCTTCTTGCCATGGACAACATACAGCGGAGCCTGAACTGGAAGGACCGAGCCGCCTGCCTCGACCTTCCACTAGAAACCTTTTTCCCGCTACCAGGCCCACGCATGGCCCAACAGATCAAGCAAGCCAAAACGATCTGCCAGTCATGTCCAGTCCAGTCAGAGTGTCTTGAGTACGCCATGACGTTCGTCCGCGGCCGGTACATTCAACTGCCCGGCATCTATGGCGGGACCACCGAGGCGGAAAGGTGGAAACTCTCGCGCACCCGTGTGGTAAACAGTCAATAACTTCTCACCGACAGGAGAAAACCAAATGGACCTATCCAACTACGTCGACGTAGCAACGCGACTGAAACTCGCCCTCGAGAAATGGCCTGACCTACGGGTCCAGGAAACAGGGCGCGAAATCATCGACCTGAACGGCAAGCCGATGTTGATCTGCACCGTGACGGTTTGGCGGTCGCCCGACGATCCGATCCCGTCGATCGCGAGCGCGGCCGAGCCCATTCCGGGGCTCACCAAGTTCAGCCAGGATTCGGAGGTGATGGTCGGATTCACATCGGCCCTCGGGAGAGCGATCGGCTACATGGGCGTGGGTTTGAACGGCTCGATCGCATCGGCGAATGAGGTGCAGGCCCGCAGAACCGACGGAGAGGCCCCTGTAAGCCCGCAGGAGCCACGCAGAGCCCCGGTCGGTTCCGCTGTCCCACAATCCGGCGACGGGCCGTCACAGGCCCAACTCCGAATGTTGCAGGCTCTCAAGTACACCGGACCGACCCCGCGCAACAAGCGTGAAGCGTCCAGCCTGATCGACACGCTCAAGAAAGCCCAACAGCAGTTGGACGACATGAAGGCCGCGCCGGAGGACCCGTTCTGATGGGCACCATCGCCAAATTCCCGCACACCTACTCGGTCACTCTGACGCCCGGCGAGATGAGCCTGGCCCGCCGTGAGGCCGGCGACCGATTCCATTTCACCCAACAGCGCGGCGCCATCTCCAACGGCCCCACGAACCAATCCGTCGAAAACGACGTGATCGGCTGCATGGGCGAAATCGCGTTCTCCAAATGGTCCGGCCTCCCATGGGTCGCATCTAGAGGCGCCGACTACGACAGCCAGGGCTACGACGTAGGCAACTGCGAAGTCCGCACCCGCCGAATGCACTCCACCGGTTTGGACCTCACCGTCAAAGCATCCGCCCAGTTCAAGTACAAGCCCGATCGCATCTACGTCCTGGCCTGGGCCTCACCGAACAACAACATCGTCCGTCTCGCCGGCTACACCACCCTCGGCTTCATCGTTGACTACGGCCACTTTCGACCCGACTGGGACGCATTCGTGGTCTCATGGAAACTGCTCGTTGATCTGGAGGACTTCAATGCCCAACGATGACATCGGCAAGATCTTCAAGATCAACGAGAAAGCCCTGCAAAACGCTGTGGTCGAAATGGCTCGCCTCTACGGCTGGCTCGTCCACCACACCCGGCCTGCACAGATGCCGTCGGGCCGATGGGCCACACCAATCCAAGGCGACGCAGGCTTCCCAGACCTCGTGCTCGTCAAAGGGCATCACACCATTTTCGTAGAACTCAAGTCGGCGATCGGCCGCACCAGCCCACAACAAGACGCCTGGATCGCCGCACTTCGCGAGGCCGGCCAAGAAGTCCACATTTGGCGACCTCGAGACATCAACACCATCAAGGACCGACTCAGTGAAAGGCATTGACTACATGGACCATTTGCTCCGGCAACTCGCCGAAACGACCCGCGTCATGGAAATCGCGACGCAACAGATCGAAGTCTTGAAACACAAGGTTCACGACCTCGAGGTGGAGAACCAGCGGCTCCGTGACCAACTGGCGTTTCGCTGCACCCAGTACGACGAGGTTGTGGGCATGAACCAAGGGCTGGTCAGCATGGTCGAAGCCCTTGAGGCCGACAACAAGAACCTGAAGGTCCGTGTGGCCCGCAACGTCGAGCGCATCCGACGCATGGAGGAAGGCGAACTGTGATCGCTGAAATCGTCCTGTCCGATGACCTGCTTGACCGGCTGATGACCGCATTCGCGTTCGCTGGTGGCGCGTTCATCGGCTGGCTCGGAGGAATGATGTGGGAGCGTGACAAGTGATCGTCCGTAGCGCACGCCCACACCTGAACTACAGCGTCGTCCACAACGCGCTCATTGAGGACGAAAAACTGTCATGGAAAGCCCGTGGCATCCTGATCTACCTGCTGTCCAAACCTGACCACTGGCGCACCAGCACCGCCCACCTAGCGTCCGTGTCGCCCGAGGGCATCCATGCGGTCCGGTCGGGCCTGCAAGAACTTGAGCGTGCGGGCTACGTGAAACGCATCAGGAAGCAGAACCCGTCCGGTCAATGGACGATGCACACTGTCGTGTTCGACCAAGCACAGCCTGTGGATAAAGGTGTGAACAACGGCTAGGTTCATCCACAGCCGAAGTCAGGTTTTCCGACGTCGGTTTTCCCGCACGCTTAGTAAGTACTGAAAAAGTAAATACTGAACTAATAGAACTGGTTCTAACTCAAAGAGGATTTCCACAGATGGCAATCACCAAGGATTACGGCGACCGATGGGAACGCAATCGGGAACGAGCTCGAGAAAGATCAAGGACGATCAGCAAATTCAAGATTGACCTAAAACTGAAAGCGGGAAAATGCGTCGACTGTGAAATGAAAGTCACCGAAAATAACTGGATGTGTTTCGATTGGGACCACATCGAACCGGGATCAAAAACACAACAAGTTAGCCAACTATCCAACATTGACCGGATCGTCGCTGAAATAGCCAAATGCGAACTTCGCTGCAGAAACTGCCACGCAATCCGAACCCATCGAGAACGGGAACGGTTCGTTAGACACGAGATCATCCTGCGCTAATGGCCGGATACAAGGACCCCGAGTACCAACGAAACCGGCGATCCATCCTCGCCGGAGACCCCGACTGCCACTGGTGCGGCAAAGCCAAAGCAACCCAAGCCGACCACCTCATCGAACTAGACCGAGGCGGAGACCACAGCCTCGACAACCTTGTGCCCTCATGCGCCAAATGCAACGCCTCTCGAGGAGCCAGACACGTCAACCGCAAGACCGCCAACCGCATTCAAGCGCGCAACGCATCGGTCAAGAAGCCCAAAAAGTTTTTGGATCACCAAGAGATTACCCCGAGCCCCCATTCCTCAATCTGCGGTAAGGACCCAGATGCGGAAGGATCGGGGCTCACAGAGGACTACAGGGCCCTTTCCGGGCGGATTGAGCCGAGGCT